TAAAGGATGTTCATGATTAGACAGAAAGTTTTTAGTAAATGAAGGTGCTTGTGTTTTCTCAGTTCTTTCATAAGGTAATTTTAATTTGTCAAAAACTTTGGCAATGCTTCGTGCAGCCCATATTTGACATTCTTCTCCTGTCTCTTTTGTTACTTCTTGTAATAATTGTTTTTCTTGTTCACTTAACTGTTGTTTCAATTTATGAGCTGATTCGGTATCGACACGCACGCCTTTAAATCTCATATCAACTAAACACGGAAACAAATCTGTTTCTAAATCAAATATAGACCCTAGATCCTGATTGCTTATTTCTTTTTGCATAACTCTCCATAACGCATAGGTAAGCTCTGCATCCCTTTCTGCATAATTACCTACATATAATGCGGGTAATTTCCACATATCTGCCTTGGGATCTACACCCCATTCTCGTGCTGCGTTGTTTAATTCTGTTTCATTTTTACCTTGGCCAACAAAGTCCCAACCCAAACTATTAAGATCGTATCTATATCTATTCTCATTTACTAATGATGCTGCAATCATAGTGTCATAAATCCTACCATTTATTTTAAAACCCATAGACCTAATCCAACAAACATCATACATTGCATTATGAAATATTTTATCTGCTGTTGATTCGCAAATATCTTTAAACCATTTCATGACTAAAGCTTTATCAAGATTACCACCACCCTCGTGATCAAATGGGAAATATCCAGAATATCCATCTGTAGCTACAGCTATACCCACGACCTTACCTCTACCTACAACAGAACCTGTTCCTAATTTTTTTAAATCAGGATCATATGTTTCTAAGTCAATTGCTATCTCATCTGCATGACGTAGGTCTGGAAACTCTGTGGGTTTTACCCATTCTGTTTGTGCTTTAAATATCATTTTGTTTTTTCCATTCTTTATAACCTTCAGTCCAAGATTCTTTTTTCTCTGAATAATCTCGTTCTAAAATCATTTCTAGATAATGAATTGCCTTCTTGATATCTTCTTCCTTTCCTTTGGCAGAGTGTCTGCATATATATTTTATAGCCGACCCTTCCGCAAATTGCAACCTATTCTTGTTTATAAACTCACTTGGCTGCATGACCATCGATTTATAATGTGATCCTCCAATTTGTTTTTTGTACGCACTCATATAATAAACTCCTTTCGTTTGTTGTTACATTTTACTAGATATAAATTTTGTATCGTTCTTGTTAAACCTACATACCAAACACGATACTCTTCATCTTGTTTGTACACAGATTTTTTAGAAGCCTTCATAGTATTTGTAGTTTGATTTAAAAACAAAATAACATTAGCTGCTTCTCCTCCCTTAGCTCCATGAATAGTTGATACTGTTATTCTTGGCTCTTTATTTATTTTTTCACCATTTGATATCATGGTTCTTAAATAATCTATTTTAGAAGATGCAACGTTATCAAATGCATCATACCATTCTAAACTGTAATTAGGCTTACCTTTTATTTTTTCTAATACTCGTTGCTCTTGTATCTCTGGTATACTTTCTCCTTTTCTTATTTTGTTCCAATGTTCTATATCCTCATATAAATTTTTTGCTACACTGTTTCCATCTACAGTTTTAAAAAATAAACCTTTTTGTTTTAATATTTTTGGTATGGGTTTAAGTAATGGATTTGTTCTCGCTAAAACTAACCAAGATCCTTTGGACATATCTATGTCAGTAAATTTATAGACCTCAAATATCTCACCTGTTTCTTTTTTTGGTAAGTAATCTTTTTCTAATCTATTATCTACAACTCTAGATATTATAGACAGAGCTTTTTGTTGTATCTGGCTTGGGACTCTTTCTGATTGTTTTAGTGGCATTTCTGTTGCATCCCAATCTATGAAAGAATCTACATCAGCTCCAGCCCAACCAAATATGGCTTGGTCATCGTCTCCTGCTATCCATATATCACAACCATTATCTCTCTCTATTTTCTCAATCATAGACCATTGTATTTTAGATAAATCTTGCGCTTCATCGACAAAGATTACATCCAGTTTATTTTGTATACTTCCTTTCTCTAAAAACTTTTCTAACATGTCTGTAAAATCAATAAGGCCATAAGTCTTTTTATAGTTTTGTATTTCAGTATCGATTGCCTCTAGTTTATTTCTTTCTACTTTACCAAGGTGTTCGTTAAGGTCTAACTGTTCTAATGTTTTTATTTGTCTTACCCTAGCTAAATTTATTAAATTTAGATACTCACTACTTGATGAGAAGATACCGTTCCATGTATCTTTTTCATAAGAAGCATATTGAATTTGTATACCACAAGTTTCACCTATAGTTTTGTAATGAAGTTCCTCTTCAGATGCTTTTCTTGTAAATGCGAAGTATCCTATTCGATCTAATGGTATGCCTGTATCTAAATAAAGTTTTACTTTATCTAATAATGTTTTAGTCTTACCCGTGCCTGGTGGTCCTATAACTTTATATCTCATAAATTATATATATAAATGTGTTTTCCTAAAGTATTTTTGTAATATGCTTCTCCTGTTATTAATGCCTCTTTAATTTTTTGACAATAAGGTTTCAATTTTCCTTTATATTTTGTTCTTATTGTTTTATCGTGATAAAGTTTTTTATTATAAACAATAACTTTTCCTTTGTTAGTCATACCTAAATGTTTAAAATTACTAGCTTTATAAATTACACCACTATGATTGTAAGTTTCATCTGCATAACTAATAACAGTTTTTATTTCAGTGTTTTTTTTTAACCAACGTAAAGTAAATCCAATAAAATAACTTTCCGTGTTTTTTGGAGTATTATCTATACAACATAATCTTCTTAATTCTATGAGGTGTTCTTTATTTTTAACATATTTTTTCCACACGTTAGCCATAGCAATTTTTCCATATATCATAGCTCCTATAATATTATCCTCATCTATTAATTTAAAACAATAATCAGAAATAACTCCATTAATGTTCTTAGAATAATGCCAAGTTTCAATAAATGTTTTTATTTCTTTCCTATCACATATTTTAATTTTATATTTTTTAACACTCATTAGTAATTAGATCCTTTTCTTTCTACTGGTTTGTATTCTATCTTATCAATGTGTAATTGTTTTAGTTTACAAACTTTCTCAACCTTACCATCCACTTTGAGTGAGTAATTAAATTCTACTTTAAATCTTTCTTTTAGTTTCTGACCTATCTTTTCTTTTGATATTTTCCAATCATTACCAAGGTGTGTAAGAAACGATTGATATTTAAAGAAGTGAAACCCTTCTTCAGTAAGACAAGAACCTAATCTAATTTGTATTCTTTCTTTAGCTTGTGGACCATTAACACAGTATTGAAACAACTCATTAGCTAAAATATCATCTGTACTTGTACCCTCTGGTGGTGTAATATTCTGACAATTTTTTCTCCACTCATTTAACTTTGCTCTCCAATCTTTCTGCTTAATAGGTTCAAAGTATATACCTGTCTGTTCCCATATTAAATTTAATACTTCTTTCTGTGTTGTCATTAATTTAAGATTAGGTATGATAACCTCTATCTTATCATCATTAGGCATAACCACATTAAATCTATATTCTGGTTGTTCATATCTTATAATTTGAAAATCAGTTATATCTGGAAAAACATTTATACTATCAGACTTGACACCAAAAGGTTTTGAATAACAAAGACTACGCATACACTTGTCTTTGATAGGTTCTTCATAACAAGTATGTCCTGCTGTTTCTTTATCCCAAGCTTTTAATTTTTGATCTAATTTAGATTTATCCCAAGGATATTCTAGGTAAGCATAGTTTGCTTTTGATACAAAATCTTGCCACTTGTCCTTGTATTTCTTTTTTGCAAAGACCATGTAGTTGTACATGAATCTATCCCTACCATCATCTAGTTTTGTTTTAGAACATAAAGCTAAACAAGGTGGACCATCAGAGAACTCTGAGTCAGTTCCTAATAATATGTTTTTGTGTGTGTCTTCTACTAAGCTATTTAATTTATCTCTTGTTGTTTTTAATTCGTTTGCTAGTTTTATAAACTGATCCAAAGATAGTTTAGAATTATTCTTATCTACAGCATATCGATGTGTTTGTCCGTTATTGTAATAAGGTAGGTTTATAAAGTTACCTGGTTTAATATTTCCCTTATCATCTTCTTTTAGCTCTTTCTGTTTTGGAAAAATTTCTGTAGTAGGTTTTAATCCAAGTGGCAATAGAAATGATTTTAATGCTTCTATTAAATCTGATGTAGGAACAAACTCCTCCATGAATATGTAACAATGCAATCCACCACTTTTTGAAAGCATAGGTATTAGAGGTAATTTATATTGTTCGAATAAAGCTAGATAGTTCTCTATCTTAAATCCTTTGTAGTTCTTTGGATCAATATCAATACACCCAAATCTTGCTGTGCCATCAATAGTACAAGGCTGTATACCTATTGATATTTTTCCTGCTATATGATTTTTGTAGTCTTCTTCTGTGACTGGCCTGCCTGACCATTCATAATCTGGTTTTAATTTGTTTCTTTCAGAGTCCAGCTTTGCACTGGACATATCGGCAATACCAAAATCTCCACTATAACCAGTAAATAATTTTATAAACTCTTTAACCATAATGATCCCTTTTTATGGGCGGCTTCAGTCTCCCTATGACCGCCCACATTCCTCTCACGAGAAACTAGTAATTTGATTTATCTTCCTCTGAAACTGTGGCAGTTTTTTGCTGCGAGTTTTTTAAAGAGTTATGAAAATCACGGGCCATTTGATATAGTCCAGCATTATCTACTTTTCTTAACATAGATATATTATAACCATGCCAAGTAAAGCTCCCTGAGTTTTCTACAGAGTTTAATTTATAAACTCTTGAAAAGACTGGTGCTGGTACAGACTTATTAGTTTTTGGATCTATTTCAAATTGATCTTCCATCAATGAATTCCATCCTCTACTAACTTTTAACTGAGTTGACTTCATTGTCATTAAAGCTTTCTCAGGTCTATCCCCATTGATAATAACAAAATGATTTGCTGTTTTGATAATCTCGTTA